AATACACGCCCATATATGTTAATGTAATGGACATTAAAGGAATAGAAGAATTTATAAGATATGAAAATGAATAAGGATTATTACCCCGAATACATAGCGGCCAAAACCAAGTTAACCAGGTTACAAAAAGCGCACGAAAATTTACTAAAGGCACGACGCAAGGAATTACGCGAATACAAGTTACTAATTCATAAGATGCGCCAAGAAATACACCAATTAAAAGGTGGAAGTATTGAAAAATGCGCGGATATTTACGATAGAATAATGGACGCATACGGAGTAAGCGAACAAGAATTAAAAAGCCCCATACGCGACCGAAATATAGTTAACGTGCGCCACGCCTTGTTTTACTACCTACGATACACAAAGAACATGAACACCAACCAAATAGGGGCATTATTTAACCGCGACCATTCAACGGTAATAAATGCGTGTAAGAATGTGAACGCATGGCTAGACGTTCCGCAAGTGTACCGCGAGGAATTACAAATTTTAAACGTTATAAACAATGAACAACCTAATAAATAAACCATTCCGTCTAACTCTTGAGCAATACGACATAAAGATAACCGTAGAAAAATCTCATAGCGATATAGACGCGGACCAATTAAAGGAACTTTTACGATCGTTATGTATGGCGGCGGGATTTTCAGAACAAACAATTAACGAAATGTTTGGAGAATGAATAACGAAACATACGGAGGTAACAAATGAAAGCAAATGAATTAAGAATTGGGAACTTTGTAAGTTTACCTTTTGATGGCGGGAATTCCGCCAGGTTCAAGTGGTGATTCAGAAAAGTTCTCAATTACTCCTGAATTTATACCAATAGTGTAATAAAAGGCACAATATTAAACCTTTTTATACCTTAAAAGAAACATGAGGCACCTAGAAAGCAAATTACAACAAGCAATGGTTAAATGGTTTAGACTACGCCATCCCGACTTAATGTTATTTCATATACCAAACGGTGGTAAGCGGTCCCCCATAACGGCCAAGATATTAAAAGCCGAGGGGGTCTTACCTGGAGTGGCCGACCTTTTCTTAATGCACCCAAACGAAAAATATAATGGGCTATGGATTGAGGTAAAAACCGAAAAGGGAAGGCAAAGCGAACACCAAAAGTATTTTGAAAAAGTGGCTACACGTGAGGGTTATAAATACCAAGTGTGTAAAAGTTTACAAGAATTTAACCAACTAATTGATAATTATATTAACAATACATTGTAGATTTACAAACCGTAATGGCATCCCTAAAGGCAATAGCCCAACGCCACGCGGATTGGCTTAAAATGGCCGCCTATCTCGGAAGTGAAAGCCCCGAAGATACCGTGCAAGATATGTACTTAAAGTTGGCCGAATCGCCCGATATTGTCGCGAAAATTGATTACAACGGCGATATTAACACCATGTACATTTTTACCATTATCCGTTCCAAGGTAGTGGACCGCCAACGCAAATCGAAACGAGAGAATTACGACGATGTATTATTCGACCCTTGCTTTAATGCGGACGAAAGCGAAAGGCAATACCAAAACTTAATGGATGATGTTAAATCGGTAATAGATGAAATGCCCGAATACGACCAAATGTTATTGGAGTTGCATTTTGTCTATAAATTAAGTATGCGGGATATTGAGAAACGCACGGGGATACCTTTACATTCCATATTTAACCGACTAAAAAACGCAAAGAATCTAATTAAAAATCATACTTATGTCCAATACCAAAACTACTGTGAAGCGCAAAACGCGAAAGAAACCATCGCAAGGACTAGGCGATACGGTCGAGAAGGTGACCAAAGCCACTGGGATTAAAAAACTAGTCGAATGGGTGGCGGGTGAAGATTGCGGATGCGATCAACGCAAAGCCAAACTAAACAAACTATTCCCGTATCGTACAACCCAATGTATGACGGAACAAGAATATTTTTATTGGGGTAACTTTCGGGAGAAGGCTGAGCAAACATTAACCAAAGAGGAAGCCGACGAAGTGGCCATTATTTGGAATCGTTTATTTCAAGCGCGTAAATTTTACCGCCCGTGTACGTGTGACCCTAGAGCATGGCAAAAAATGATAAATGAAATTAACCAGGTTTACGAAGCGTATGAAACGCCACACTAGGGTATATTTCGACTTTTTTGGATATGATAAAACGTCGTATATCGAGTGTGAAGTATGCCACGCCCAAGCCCAAGACATTCATCATATTGAGCCAAGGGGTATGGGGGGAAACCCTAAAGGCGACAAAGACCGAATCGAAAACCTAATGGCCGTTTGCCGTACTTGCCACGATAAATACGGGGACAAAAAACAATACAAAGACTTCCTCAAGGAAATACACTTAAGAAACATACAAAACATTTAACGTTAATTACATGGTGCAAGTTATCGACATTGACAAAATCCAAGGCAACCGAGAAAATCCAAGGGTTATAAAAGATAGTAAATTTCAAAAACTTGTTAATTCGATACAAGAGTTTCCCGAAATGCTATATTTACGGCCGATTGTTGTAAATAAAGACATGGTTATTTTGGGCGGGAATATGCGCCACAAGGCCGCCAAGGATGCGGGACTAAAGGAAATACCCATTATCATAGCCGAAAACCTAGACGAAGCAAAAGAACGCGAATTTATCATTAAAGATAACGTCGGATTCGGTGAGTGGGATTGGGACGCCTTGGCTAACCTTTGGGATATTGAGGAACTAGACGAATGGGGGTTAGAACTTCCCGTTACTATGTCAACCGATCAACTAGGTGAGGAATTTAATTTACCCGATGGTGATAAAGAACCATTCCAACAAATGACGTTTACACTAGCAGACCAACAAGCCGAAGTTATTAAAAATGCAATAGACATAATTAGGGGTACCGAAGAATTTAAATACGTTGAAACATACGCAAACGAAAACGGCAATGGTAACGCATTGTATTTAATTATTACGCAATGGGTAGAGCAAAGGAAATAATTGTAAAAGTAATACCCGCAAAAGTTGCAAATGAGTTTGTAAAAAAACATCACTACTCGGGCAAGGTTGTACCGAATAGTAAATTACATTTTGGGGCATTTTTAGATGATAGACTGCACGGCGTTATGAGTTATGGAAGTCCATTTAGAAAAGATAAGGTTTTGCATTTAGTAAATGATACAAATTGGAATGGAATGTTAGAATTAAACCGTATGGCCTTTGATTCGTTTTTGCCTAAAAATAGTGAAAGCCGATGCATTGCAATTTCGATTAAATTAATTAAAAAGAACGCCCCGCATATAAAATGGATATTGTCGTATTCAGATGGTACACAATGTGGTGACGGTACAATATACCGAGCAAGTGGATTTTATTTAACAGACATAAAAAAGAATAAGGGTATTATTCAAATGCCTAATGGTGAAATACGGGCAATAATGACTTTTACAAAGGGTTCGCATATTTTAAAGCAAAACGGCAAGGCCACTATTCCAAAAAATGCAAAATATTTAGATGGTTTCCAATTGCGATATATCTATTTAATTGATAAGAATTGTAAATTAAATGTGCCAATATTGCCATTTTCAAAAATTAAAGAACTTGGCGCATCTATGTATAAAGGTAAAAAATTGAGCGAGGGGGTCGAATCGAACGCCGCTTTTAACCTGGATGGCTAATGTGCTACCATTACACTACCCCCGCTTATATTTAACAAAGTTATGAAAAATGTACACATATTCAAAAACAACTTCGACCCCAAAAAAGTATTATTGCTCTCCGACATCCATTGGGATAATCCCAAGTGCGACCGCGTTTTACTCAAACGCCACTTGGACCAAGCCATGGAAATGGACGCTAGGATATGTCTAAATGGGGATACTCTATGTTTAATGCAAGGAAAGGCGGATCGTAGGGGAAGCAAGAGTGGAATACGCCCCGAACACAACGTGGACCATTATTTCGACGCGGTGGTCAATGACGCAATAGAATGGTTTAGCCCATACGCAAAAAATATTGATGTTATCAGTTATGGAAACCACGAAACGGCAATAATCAAGCATCAAGAAATAGACGTAATACAACGCCTTGTTGGTGGGTTAAATCAAAAAAACGGAACCCACATACAAACGGGCGGTTATGGTGGTTGGATAGTGTATAATTTCAAACGTCCAAAAAGCGCGGGTAGTGTTTCATACCGAATCAAGTATTACCATGGTTCGGGGGGCGGTGGTCCCGTTACGCGTGGTACAATTCAGTTTAACCGAATGGCCACAATGGTAGAAGGTGCCGACATGGTATGGATGGGACACGTACACGAGGACCACGAATTAACGTACCAGGTAGAGCGAATGAATCATAACAATCGCGTACATTTGAAGGAGGTACTAATGGTTAGGACATCAACTTACAAAGAAGAATACGGCGACGAAAAAGACGGATACGGTGCTAAAGGTTGGATGGTGGAACGTGGTAGCCACCCTAAACCCTTAGGCGGACGATTTTTAGTATTAGAGCCTATCCGAGAAATAATAAACGGCCACGAAGAAATTAAAGTAAAAGCATACACATACCGCGCAAAATGATTATACCCGTAACATTTATTTACTCCGAGGATAAAATAGACCCCATTTATGAAATGCTAGGGTTACAAATGGACGCGGATAAAGTGGAAATCCTAGAGGATGGATACATAGATACCGACCAAATCGAAGCGGTCGCGGGTTCAATGGGCTTTACTCAAGTTTACACCAAAGGCGGCCACGTATTCGAAATAGAAATGGAAACCGAAGATTTTATAGCACTATGGACGTAGTAAATAACCCAACACATTACCAAGGCGAAATTGAGTGCATCGAATGTATAAAGGCATCCATGAGCAAAGAACAATTTATAGGATACCTAAAGGGCAACATAATAAAATACACGTGGCGTTTTGATCGTAAAAACAAAAGCGAGGACGTTAAAAAATTACAAGTCTATGCCCAATGGCTTGAAAATGAATTGATTTGATAAAGATTTGAAATTATGCCTAATCCCGAAAATATAATACCACCAAAGAAAGGGGAAGTTAGGAACCCAAAGGGTAAACCTAAAGGAACCCTAAACCGTTCGACCATTGCCAAACGATGGTTGGAGGTAATGCAAGATTCTAAAAACCCAATAAGCGGCGAGATTGAAAAGTTAAGCCAA